ACAAAGATGAGCCAGCACCTTGCGCTGTGCCTGCGCTGGATCGCCACGCACGGCGATGCTGATGGCTGGGTAGATGTGCAGAACACTGGGCCACGATTCATGCTCAAGAGCAAGACCTACACCCTGCTGGAGCATTGGGATTTGATCGAGTCCAAATCAAACCGTTCTGGCATTTGGCGTGCGACGTTGAAGGGTAACGACTTTGTCAGCGGCCACACCAGCGTGCCGTCCGCCGTTCACATTTACGACAACCGGGTCTGGGGCTTCGAGTCGTTAGAGGTTTCGTTTCGAGGTTGCTTTGGTAAGCACTTTGACTTTGACGAGATGATGTCCAGCCAATTCAAATGGGCCAACCTACAGGAGAAAAAACAATGAGCGAGACAACAATGAGCGACTACATCAAAGGCTTCGACCACGGGTGTGATTACATCGTCCACGAGATCGAGTTGATCGCGGCCACCGTGTCCAGCCATGACGCGCTGGTGCTGGCCGACTTGATCGAGCGCCTCAAAATGGTGGGCAAATACGACTTAGGGAAAGTACCTACAAAATAATTTATAAAAGTGGTTGCATGGTGAAATACCGTGTTACACTACCTTCACTGCAATAAGCAGGTAACAGCGAAAAGGAAAGCGAATCATGGAAAAAGCAAACTTCACCCAACTGCTCAACGATGCCGTCAACAACCCCGGCATCATCAGCAAAGCCTACAGCACGTTTTACGGCTACAGCCTCGGCAATCAGTTGCTGGCATGGTCACAGTGCATGGCCCGTGACATCCCCCTCGGCCCAATCGCCACCTTCAAGAAGTGGAAGGATCTGGGCCGCTCAGTCAGCAAGGGCCAGAAGGCCATCGCTCTGGTCATGCCCGTCACGATCAGCAAGAAAGACGAAGCCGGCGAAAAGACAGGCGATGTGTTCCAACTGTTCGCCATGAAAAACAATTGGTTTGTTCTGAGCCAAACCGAGGGCGACGACTTCGCAAACGAGGTGGTGGTGCCTGCATGGGACAAGGCCACGGCACTTGAGAACCTCGGCATCAACGAAGAGTCCTTTGCGCTAGTCAACGGTAACGTGCAGGGCTATGCCACGCTGAACACGATCTCGATCAACCCTGTGGCCGCACTGCCCCACAAAACCCGCTTCCACGAGATCGCCCACGTTGTTCTGGGCCACACCAAAGAGGGTCTGGTCACCGACAGCGAGTTCACCCCACGCGATACACGCGAAGTCGAGGCAGAGGGCGTGGCATACATCCTGTGCGCCCTGCTCGACCTTCCCGGCCTGCACGAGTCGCGTGGCTACATCCAGAACTGGTTGCAGGGTGCAGAGATCAGCGACAAGTCTGCACAGCGCATCTTTAGTGCCGCCAACAAGATTCTCGAAGCCGGCCAGACCAAGGGTAAGTCCTAATAAAATAATTTTGCAGTGGGGGTTGACAGCCCCCATTGTTTAATCTACAGTTACACCCATGCACTGAACTTCTCAATGCACCAACAGCGAAGGAAAGAAAATGAAGACGTTTGAATACCACCCAATCACCGACTCGAAACTGATCGGCACCTGCCCAGACGGCACCCCCCTGCGCTCATGGGCCGAAGGCTCACGCACCTTCATCGAGACCTACGTTCACTTCACCGCCACATCGGGCACCGTGTACGGTTTGGTCGAAGTTGTCGAAACCACTGTCGAATAAAGGGGAGCGTCATGACCTACATCACCGAAATCGAAACCCGCGTTGCCGGCATCCCCTGCATCATCGGCGTGACTCACTTCGAGTCCTACAAGGGCAACGGCAACCGCTGGACAGCCGCCAGCGATCTGGACTACTACGGGTACACCGAGTGCGAGTTCGAGGTGCTGGACAGCCGGGGACGCAAGGCCGCTTGGCTTGAGCGCAAGATCACCGCCGCTATCCAGTCGGACATCGAGGCCGAGATTGCCGAGGCTCTGACCTCGTCTAGCGATGACTACGACTACTAAGGGTTTGTCCCTACAAAATAATTTGCAAAAGGGGTTGACAGCGTTTAACACTGTGTTAAACTATCTTCACTGACCAAGCAATACCGCAAGGCAGTTAAAAGAGAAGGAAACAGCGAAATGAAATATCAATACGACGATGGAGGCCGCAAAGCCGCAGGCTTCAAAGGTACAGCAGGTGACTGCGGTGCCCGTGCAATGGCAATCGCACTAGGTCTCGACTACAGCGCCGTGTACAAGGAACTGGCCCAAGCCAACGCCGACAATGGCCGCGCAAAGTCTGCCCGTAATGGCGTAATGAAGGATGTCTACGCCGAGGTGCTGAAGCGTTACGGTTGGGTGTGGCACAAGGCACCACAGTTCGCAGGCCGCAAGGCGCGTTGCAGTGACCTCAAGGGCGTGGTCATTGCCAAGCAGGCCCGTCACTTTGTGGCGGTGATCGACGGCGTTGCACATGACGCATGGGACAGCACCGAGCGCATGGTTTACGGGTACTGGGTCAAGCAGTAAAAACAACGGGGCTACGGCCCCTAACAACCGAATCGAAATCGAAAGGAAAGCGAAATGTCAAGAGATATTGAAACTATTGTCCACACTGAGTGTGGTGTCCGAGTCTCGGTCTCCGACTGGGACGACAACTGCGTTTGGTTGCACTTGGGAACGCGGTATGGCACCTGCCATGCTGTCCTGAACCGCGTCGAGGCCGAACAGTTGTTCAACGGCCTGCAAACAATCCTAGCCGCACGGGTGGTCGAATGAACAAGCGCGAAATCGACGAAATGATGAGCCACCTGCCCAGCCAGCAACCCGAAGAACCCTTGCTGGCGAAGATCATTATTGCTATAATGTTCATCATGTTTCTGGTGTTCTGGCTGTGGGTGCCAGACTTTGAGCCAGATTGCTTCGACCAGTTCAATCGGGTCGTTGCCTGCGAATCGCAAGCGAAGTGAAACCGAGTCGGTTCCCGGTGGAGGCCGGGGCCAACAGTTCTGGGGGTTGGAAGACAGGTCGAAGTCCCGATCTGTGGGCAACCCGACGGGGTGTAATTAGAGAACACAGCCCCCAGACCTGTTGGTGCGACGTAAGTCTGAGGCAGTCAACCTACGATAAAGTCCAAGGTAGGGGTGCCAACAGCCAAGACGCATGGGGAGTGGGTTATAGAATCGGTCATTGTGCCTCTGAAGGGTCTGGTGTCTTGCAAGTAAACCAGCCACAAGCATTTCATCCCGATGAGACTTTGGGGTCGCGGCCCAAAACAGTCCCCAGCCGTGTTGGTTATGTGCGCTGGCTTGCTCGTGCGCCCGTTTAACCTGAGATGAGCGCAGGCCAACAGCCCATAGCGTTCCCAAAGCGAATCGATTACACTCGGATCAATTCGTCAACTGGGGACTACGGGTTATGCCAGAAACCACCGTCAAAACACGCAAGAGAGCCTCGCCAAGCGCCGCAAAGGCCAAGCCGAAGGCCAAGGTAGCCGCGCCGGTAAAAACCCCGCTAGGCAGGCCCACAACGTACAGCAATCACATCGCTTCTGTGATCTGCACTCGCATAGCAGAGGGAGAGAGTCTCAGAGAGATAGTGAAGGACGCAGGGATGCCAGATCGTTCGGTGGTTTACGACTGGTTGTTGCGCCATCCCTCTTTTGCCGACCAATACACACGCGCACGGGAAGAGCAGGCCGATACGCTGGCTGATGAAATCATCGCCATTGCTGACGAACAGCCTGAGATCATTGCGGTGACCGACAAGAAGACCGGGGCGCTGATCGAGCATAAGTTGGATGGCGCTTTCCTTCAGTGGCAAAAGAATCGCATCGATGCCCGGAAGTGGACGGCCATGAAGTTGAAGCCGAAAAAGTACGGCGACAAACTGGCGCTGGGTGGTGACGCTGACGCTCCGCCGATCAAGACTGAAGAGACGTCGTCTAGCCGCTTGTTCGAGATCATCCGCAACCTAGAGATGGCGAAACGTGCTGGCTGATCTGCTCGATGAAGAGACAGCCGCCGAGTTTGACTCGTGGGAGGAGCACGACCGCATCGCCCTGATCGCTCACGCTGGGTGGGTGCAGGGTGCCCACCGCTATCAGGTGCCGCCACCGCTAGAGCAGGATTACACGGTCTGGATGATGCTGGCCGGGAGGGGAGCCGGCAAAACCAGAAGTGCCGCCGAGGCTTTGTGGTGGTGGGCATGGAGACACCCCGGCA